ACACAACGATCGATTGGAAGAACACCGGTGATAACTCCTACGACGGTGAGAAACTCAAACTCCTCGTTCATGATGAATCGGGGAAGTGGGAAAGGCCGAACAACATCCTCAACAACTGGAGGGTTACGAAAACCACGTTAAGATTAGGTAGTAGAATAGTTGGTAAATGCATGATGGGGTCAACGAGCAATGCTCTTGACAAAGGAGGAGATAACTTTAAAAAATTATATTACGATTCAGATGTCACACAAAGAAACGCCAACGGACAGACTCGTTCGGGATTATATAGTTTGTTCATACCTATGGAATGGAATTACGAAGGATACATCGATTCTTATGGAATACCTGTATTCGAAACACCGAAAGAAATTACAAAAGGACCTCAGGAAGATGTTATAAATATAGGTGTAATTGATTATTGGCAAAATGAAGTTGATGGTTTAAAAGATGATCAAGACGGTTTAAATGAATTTTATAGACAGTTTCCGCGTACTGAAAAACACGCATTTAGAGATGAGGCAAAACAATCTTTATTTAATCTTACTAAGATATATCAACAAATAGATTTTAATGAAGATGTTAAAAATAAATCTTTAATAACACGAGGTAGTTTTCAATGGGAAGGAGATGTTAAAGACACATTTGTTAGATTTGTTCCAAATAATAATGGAAGATTTTTAGTGTCATGGGTTCCACCTACAATGCTACAAAACCGTGTGATTATAAAAAATGGAGTTAAATATCCAGGCAACGAACATATAGGTGCTTTTGGTTGCGACTCTTACGATATATCTGGAACAGTAGATAATAGAGGTTCTAAAGGAGCTTTTCATGGATTAACAAAGTTTAGCATGGAAAATGCTCCAGCTAATATGTTTTTCTTAGAATATATAGCTAGACCTCAAACTGCTGAGATATTTTTTGAAGATGTATTAATGGCTTTACATTTTTATGGTATGCCAATACTTGCAGAAAATAATAAACCTAGGTTATTGTATTACTTAAAAAGAAGAGGATATAGAAAGTTCTCTATAAATAGACCTGATAAAGTTTATAATAAATTATCAGTTGCAGAAAAAGAAATAGGTGGTATACCTAATTCAAGTGAAGATATTAAACAAGCTCACGCCGCTGCAATTGAAACATATATAGAAAATCACATTGGCTTATTAGAAAATGGTTATGGTCAAATGTATTTTCAAAGAACACTTGAGGATTGGTCACAATTTAATATTAATAATAGAACTAAGCATGATGCCAGTATTAGCTCTGGACTAGCTATAATGGCGTGTAATAAAAATAAATACACACCAGTTCACAAAACGCAAAAGCAACCTGTCGTATTATCTTTTAATAAATATAATAACGATGGATATATTTCAAAAATAATAAAATAGATGATTTATACTAACACTAATAGTTCTTTCCCAAGTCAGGTAGTATCTGACGCAGAGAAACAAAGCTATGAATATGGTTATGCCGTTGGAAGAGCTATTGAAAATGAATGGTTCCGAGGAGATAGAGGACTAGGCGTTGGAGGTAGGTTCGGAAACAATTGGCAATACTTTCATCAATTAAGACTGTATGCTAGAGGCGAGCAATCAGTACAAAAATATAAAGATGAATTATCAATTAATGGTGATTTATCATATCTTAATTTAGACTGGAAACCAGTGGCTGTATTATCTAAGTTTGTAGATATTGTAGTTAATGGAATGACAGACAAAGGTTATCAAATAAAATCTTTTGCTTCAGACCCTTATGCTGTAAGTCAAAGAACTGAACATGCTAGCGCTATAGCTGAAGATGCTTTTGCAGGTGATTTAATAGCACAAGCTAAAGAAAGATTAGGTATAGATTTAAAAAGAACTGAAATACCAACAGAACAATTACCACAAACAAAAGAAGAATTAGAGTTGCACATGCAACTAAATTATAAACAAGCTATTGAAATAGCTGAAGAAGAGTTGATACAAAATGTTTTAGATTATAATAAATATGATGAAATTAAAAAACGTATTGCTCAAGACTTAGTTATATTAGGTATTGGTGCTGTTAAAACAGATTTTAATTTAGCAAATGGTATTACAGTTGATTATGTTGATCCTACTAATTTAGTTTATTCTTATACAGAAGATCCTAATTTTGAAGATTTATATTATGTAGGTGAGGTTAAATCTATGAGTTTACAAGAAGTTAAAAAACAATTTCCACATTTAACTGATAGTGAACTAGAAGAAATACAAAAATATCCAGGTGATTCTAATTATACTAGAGGTTATTATGGTATAGATGATGACTATAATAATATACAGGTTTTATATTTTGAATATAAAACTTATACAAATCAAGTATTTAAAATAAAACAAACAGATCAAGGATTAGAAAAAGCTATAGAAAAAGATGATAGCTTTAATCCACCTGACAACGAAAACTTTAATAAAGTACATAGAGCTATTGAAGTATTATATAGCGGCGCTAAAGTACTAGGTTATAATAAGCTTTTAAAATGGGAGCTTTGTGAGAATATGACTAGACCTTTTAGTGATCAAACAAAAGTTCAAATGAACTATAATATTTCAGCGCCAAGAATGTACAAAGGTCGCATTGAAAGTGTTGTAAGTAAATGTATTGGCTTTGCTGATATGATACAACTTACTCATTTAAAGATACAACAGGTGTTAGCTCGTATGGTTCCAGACGGTGTATTCGTAGATGTTGATGGGCTTGCTGAAGTTGATTTAGGTAATGGTACAAACTATAATCCTCAAGAAGCTTTAAACATGTACTTCCAAACAGGTAGTATTGTAGGTAGAAGCTTAACGCAAGATGGTGATCCTAATAGAGGTAAAGTACCAATACAAGAATTGCAAACATCTTCTGGTATAAGTAAAATACAAGCACTTATACAAACGTATCAATATTATTTACAAATGATACGTGATGTGACCGGGTTAAATGAAGCTAGAGATGGTAGTCAACCAAACAAAGACGCTTTAGTTGGTTTACAAAAATTAGCAGCAGCAGCTTCTAATACTGCTACTAAACACATCTTGCAATCATTAATGTATTTAACTGTTAGAACTTCAGAGAATATTAGTTTAAGAGCAGCAGATAGTTTAAACTTCCCATTAACTAAAAACGCTTTAATGAACTCTATAAGTTTATTTAATGTTAATACATTGGAACAAATAGAAAAATTAAACATGCATGAGTTTGGAATATTCTTAGAGCTTGAGCCAGAAGAAGAAGAAAAACAAATGCTTGAACGTAATATACAAATAGCTTTACAATCAGGTGGTATTGATTTAGAAGATGTTATAGATATTAGAGAAATATCTAATATTAAATTAGCTAATCAAATGCTTAAAATAAAACGTAAGCAAAAACAAGAAGCTGATAAACAAGCTCAGTTACAAAACATACAAGCACAAGCCGCAGCTAATGCAGATGCTTCTGAAAAAGCAGCGCTAGCAGAAGTTCAAAAGCAACAAGCATTAACAGAAAGTAAATTACAAATTGAACAAGGTAAATCTCAATTTGAAATACAACGTATGCAAACAGAGGCTGAAATTAAAAAACAGTTGATGGCTGAAGAGTTTAATTATAATATACAACTTGCAGAAGCTAGAGCAAAAGTTGAAAGACAAAAAGAAAAAGAAATAGAAGATCGTAAAGATGAGCGAGCTAGAATAATTGGCACGCAACAATCTCAAATGATTTCACAACGTCAAAATGATGAGCTGCCAAAGAATTTTGAGTCAGCTGGTTTTGATTCGTTAGGAGGATTTGGACTAGAACAGTTTGAACCTCGTTAAAAAAGTTTTTATTAATTTTATATTATTTTATTATGGCTGAAGAAACAGTAAAACAAGAAGGTGAATTTACTTTAAAAAATAAAAAAGTAAAACCAAAACAATTAGGTAAATCTTCTGATCAACCTACTAAAGTTAACTTAAAAGAACCTTTAGTTGAATTACCAGAAGATGATATTAAAAAAGTAGTAATTAAAAAAGAAGACGATGCCGTTCAAGCACAAGAGACAAATGATAGCGATGTTGTTGTCGAAGAACCCAAAGACAGTGGCAACAGCGAAGGAGTGGTTGAAGAAATACGGGCCACCGAAGAAGTAGAATCTCCTTTAACAGTAGTTGAAGAAAATAAAGAGCCTAAGCAAGAAGTAAAAGAAACTAAACAAGAAGTTAAAGAAGTTGTAAAGCAAAAGCCTTTACCAGAGAACATTGAAAAATTAGTTTCATTTATGGAAGAAACAGGTGGTAGCGTTGAAGATTACGTAAGATTAAATGCTGATTATTCAAATGTAGATAACAATACTTTAATCAGAGAATATTATAAACAAACAAAACCTCATTTAGATTATGACGATGTAAATCTTTTATTAGAAGATTTTTCTTATGATGAAGAACTAGATGAGCCAAAAGAAGTACGCAAAAAGAAAATTGCGTTTAAAGAAGAGGTTGCAAAAGCCAAAACCTTTTTAGATGGGCTTAAGAGTAAATATTACGACGAGATCAAGTTGAGACCGGGCGTTACTCAAGACCAGCAAAAAGCTATGGACTTTTTTAATCGATATAACAAGGATCAAGAAGTTGCTCAACAAAGACACAAAAAATTTTTAACTAAAACAAATGAATTTTTAAACGATGATTTCAAAGGTTTTGATTTCAATGTCGGAGATAAAAAATTCAGATATGGTGTTAAGAATCCTAAACAAGTAGCTGAAAGTCAATCAGATATTTCTAATTTTATTAAGACGTTCTTAAATAAAGAAGGAGAAGTGTCAGACTATTCTGGTTACCATAAAGCTTTGTATGCAGCTAAAAATGCAGACACTATTGCTCAACATTTTTATGAGCAAGGTAAAGCAGATGCTACTAAAGATATAATAGCTAAATCTAAAAATATATCTAATGAGCCTAGAAAAACAGCTTCAGGCGATGTATTTATTGGTGGTTTAAAAGTTAAATCTATAAGTGGTATTGATTCTTCTAAGTTAAAAATAAAAACAAGGAAATTTAAATAATTAAAAATTAAAAAAAATGAGTTTAACTCCACAATTTGGAAAAATAACTCCATCACAAAAGCAACAAATTCTCTCTGATAATTTCTTGTCTTTTAATGGTGGGGCAAATCCTGGTGACTCTGATTCGTTCGCGCAGCAGTATTTACCAGAGATTTATGAGCAAGAAGTAGAGCGTTATGGAAACAGAACGTTATCTGGCTTCTTAAGAATGGTCGGTGCAGAAATGCCAATGACCTCTGACCAAGTAATCTGGTCTGAACAAAATAGATTACATGTAGCTTATACAGGTGTTGTAACAAGATCTGCTGCTGCAAGTACATTAACTATCCCAACAGGTGGTGCTGGTATCAATTTTAAAGAAAATGTTATTTCAGTAAACCAAACAATTGTTGTTATGGATCCTGGTACAGGATTAGAAGCAAAATGTTTAGTTACTGAATCTAACGCTGGTACAGGTACTAATGAAGGATACATTACAGCAAAACCTTACGGTGCTGCTAACTTATCTGATTTGAACTTCTTAGATACTATGGACGATCTTAAAGTATTCGTTTACGGTTCTGAATATGCTAAAGGAGTAGCTATAGCTAATCAATCAGGTACTAATGAAGGATATGTAAGTATTACTCCTTCTTTCACTCAATTCTCTAACAAGCCAATTATTATTAGAAACAAATACGTTGTATCTGGTTCTGATACTGCACAGATTGGTTGGGTAGAAGTTGCGACTGAAGATGGAACTTCTGGTTATTTATGGTATCTTAAAGCTGAGTCTGAAACAAGACTAAGATTTGAAGATTACTTAGAAATGGCTATGGTAGAAGGTGAAGAAGCTGCCGCTACATCTACAGTAGGTGTTGCTGGTACTCAAGGTTTATTCGCTGCTATCGAAGAAAGAGGTAACAAACAAGTAGGTTTCACTGCGGCTGCAGGAATCGATGCTTTTGATGAAATCCTTAAAAACTTAGATACTCAAGGAGCTATTGAAGAAAACATGCTTTTCTTACAAAGACAAACTTCTTTAGATTTTGATGATATGCTAGCTAATATTTCTGGTGGTTACGCTGGAGGTGTTGCTTATGGTTTATTTGAAAACTCTGAGGAAATGGCATTGAATCTAGGATTTAGTGGTTTCAGAAGAGGTTCTTATGATTTCTATAAGACTGACTGGAAATATTTAAATGATGCTTCTACAAGAGGAGCTATCAACGGTGTTAACTCAATTGAAGGTGTACTAATCCCAGCTGGTACGTCAACTGTTTATGACCAAGTACTTGGTTCTAACATCAGAAGACCTTTCTTACATGTAAGATATAGAGCTTCACAAACTGATGATAGAAGAATGAAGCAGTGGCTAACTGGTTCTGTTGGTGGCGCGTTCACATCTGATCTTGATGCTATGGAAGTTAACTTCTTATCAGAAAGATGTTTATGTGTACAAGGTGCTAACAACTTTGTATTATTCAAAGGAGTGTAATTACTTTATAAGGTTAGGGCGCTTCGGCGCCCAATACCTTTAATTATTTAATCTTATTATATTATGGCAAAAAAACAAAAAGAAGAGGTAGTAGCTCAAGAAGTAGTTGCTCCTAAAAAACAAAAACCAGTTGATACCTGGGAAATAAAGGATCGTAGATATATTGTTATGGGTGACAAACATCCTTTAACATTAACCATACCAAGTAAGCATACTAGAAAACACGCGTTGCTATGGTTTGATCCTGATTTAAAAAAACAAAGAGAACTTAGATACGCTACTAATCAACCATCTCCATTTGTAGACGAGCAAAAAGGTGAATCAACTATGGGGCATATTGTTTTTAAAGACGGCGCTTTAATTGTAAATAAAGAAAACCAGTCTTTACAAAAACTTTTATCTTTATATCACCCTTTAAAAAACAAAGTGTATAAAGAATTTGATAGTGTTGAGATAGCTGCTAATGAATTAGATATTTTAGAGCTTAGAATTGAAGCTTTAAACGCAGCTAAAAACATTGATATAGATCACGCTGAAGCTATATTAAGAGTAGAGGTTGGATCTAAGGTATCTAAGATGAGTTCTAAAGAGATTAAAAGAGATGTTTTATTGTTTGCTAATAACAACCCGGCGTTGTTTATAGATTTAGCAAATGATGAAAACGTACAATTAAGAAACTTTGCTATTAGAGCAGCTGAATCAAACATTATAGCGTTATCAAATGATCAACGTTATTTTAAATGGTCAAGCAATGATAGAAAACTAATGGAAGTACCTTTTGATCAAAACCCATATTCTGCATTTGCAGCGTGGTTAAAAACTGACGAAGGTGTAGAAGTTTTTAAATCTATAGAGAAAAAACTCTCATAACATGTAATAATAATATCGGGGCGGGTAAAACCGCTCCAATATTTAAATAAAAAATAAATGGCAATAAACGTAAATACTGTTTACACAACGGTTTTATCTATCTTAAATAAAGAACAAAGAGGATATATAACGCCAGATGAGTTTAATAAGTTGGCTACACAAGTTCAACTAGAAATGTTTGAAAATTATTTTGAAGATTTAAACCAGCAGTTACGTGTGCCACAAACGGAAAGTGAATACGCAGACCGTAGAAAAAATATTGATAATAATATATCTATATTTAAAACAATTGGTAATACAACAACTGTTCCAGCAGGTAGAGTAACTAGCTTATCTTTAACTAGCGGCGGTACTGGATATACAGCTGCAAATGGAGTAGCAACTACAGTAGTTCCTGTGGGTGGAACAAGTTTAACAGTCAACACATCAATAACAATACCAACATTTACTCTTACAAATGGAGGTACTGGTTATTCAAATGCAAACAATGTAGCAACAACAGGTGGTGCTGGTACTGGATTAACCGTTAATATAACATCTGTAAATTCAGGGGTTATAACAGGTGTTAACATAAATACACCGGGTTTAAATTACGTGAGTGGCAACGTATTAACTATTTCAGGTGGTGGCGCTAATGCTCAAATAACTTTAACAGCGGATAGTAATGGTGTTATATCTAATGTTACTATAAATAACGGTGGATCTGGTTATTCTGTTGGAGATGTAATTACTATATCAACAGGTGGTGCTAATGCTACAGCAACTGTTCAAGCTGTAAATTCTTCACTATATTTCTTACCACCTTCAAACTTACACAGAATAGGTACTGTAATCTATAAAGACGAACAAGAATTACAAAGAGTAAATAGAGACGAACTGCTTCATATTAACATGTCTCCGTTAACTAAACCTACAACTGATTTTCCAATATACATATACGAACAATCTACACAAGGTGTTTCTGGTGTTAATACTGGGCAACCTCATATTTATGTATATCCTAAAACTATAACTACTGCTTCAGATATTACTGTATCTTATATAAGAAAACCAGCTGATGTAGTATGGGGCTTTACTATAGGTGCTTTAAATCAATATGTATATAATCAATCAGCTTCAACTCAATTTGAGTTAGATTCTACAGAACAAAATGAAGTAATAATTAGAATATTAGCTTACGCAGGAGTTGTAATAAGAGATCCACAAATTGTACAAGTAGCTGCTCAAGCTGTACAATCAGAAGAAATAAATTCAAAAAGTTAATAAATGGCTTTACTAACAGAAAATAACAGACAATATTACGAAGGCGCGCAAGGCTTTAGAGGTGATGGTAGCAATAAAGTATTTACAGCAACTTTTGATACTGATCTAATCTGGTACGCAGCTAGTGTATCTGACATAAATTATGCTAGAAATAATTTTAAAATATATCAAAGCACTACTGGTTTTCCAGGAACATGGACAGAAATAACAAGTGGATATACTGTTTCTGATAATGTAATTACATTTACAGTAGCACCTGTAAATAATCTATATATAGTTGTACAATTAAAAAGATTAGATGGCGGTAACTATGGAGCAACGCAAGGTGATAAGGCTTTTGGTAATACTGTAGAGCAAAACTATGGATCATATTCTTATATAAAACTAAATGATGTTATAAATAATTTTTTAGTTGCTTATGTTGGTGCTGACAAATTAGTTAGAGATGTAAAAAGAACTGATGTAATATTCCATGCTAAAAGAGGTTTACAAGAATTTAGTTATGACACGTTAAAAAGTATTAGGTCACAAGAGCTAACAATACCTCATAACTTAAGTATACCGTTACCACAAGATTATGTTAACTATGTAAATGTATATTGGGTTGATGATCAAGGTGCTCAGCATATTATAATGCCAACAAATACAATAACCTCTAATCCATATGAGCTACCTATACAAGATGCTAAAGGCGTTGCTACTCAAGACAACTTTGATGAAAATATAGAATCTGGTAATTCACAAGTAGAAGATAAATGGAAGTCTAATAATTTAGAAAATAGATTAAATTTTATAGATGATACAGAGTTAGGTTATTATTATAACTATGAATATCCAGGGTTTGGTTATGGTCAATTGTATGGTATGGATCCGCAAACAGCTAATATAAATGGATTCTGGAGTATAAACGAAAGAGAAGGTAAGATGTCTTTTTCAAATGATTTAGTTGATAAATTAATTGTTTTTCAATATATATCTGATGGATTGTCTGTAGACTTAGAAACTAGAATACCTAAGATGGCAGAAGAAGCAATGTACGCTCACATATTACATGCTATAATATCCACTAGAATAGGTCAACCTGAATACATAGTGCAAAGGCTTAAAAAAGAAAGAAGTGCTAAATTAAGAAATGCTAAAATAAGATTATCTAATCTTAAGCTTAATGAGTTTGTACAACAGATGCGTGGTAAATCTAAATGGATTAAACATTAATTAAATGGCAGAAGTTAAAAATGCTTTTATAAAGTCTAAAATGAACAAAGACCTAGATGCTAGGTTAGTTCCACAAGGCGAATATAGAGATGCTCAAAATGCTCAGATAAGTAGATCTGAAGGTGATGATGTAGGTGCGTTAACAAATATACTTGGAAATAAACTTCTTGTAGAATTTGACACTACTCAAAACAGTATGCAAAGTATTGGGTATTATGTTGATGAAATAAATAACGATATATACGTTTTTATAACTGATAACACTACTGACGGTTGGATTAAAGAAGGCGGTGGTGGTGGTAATAACCACGCTATATATAGATACAATGTTAGATCCGAAGTATCAACTAAATTAGTTGAAGGCGCGTTTTTAAATTTCTCTACAAAATCACCTATTATAGGCGTTAACTTATTGGAAGAATTATTATTTTGGACTGACAATAGAAACCAACCTAGAAAAATAAATGTTAAAACAGCAGCTGCCAATAGCACTTATTATACTACGGAAGATCAAATATCTGTAGCAAAATATAATCCATATGAAGCTATAACTTTATACGAAGCTAGCACAGCATCTTCTGGAGATTATGAAACAACAATGAAAGATGTTGTTAGCAAATTTTTACCAGATGGTGGGGTAGCAACTATTTCAGTAACTGCTACTGGAACTAGTTTTTCTATAACTGATTTAAATATACCTTTTTATCCAGCTTTACAAACAAGTGGCACGGATAATTTACCTCAAAATGGTATGAC